GCGCCGATATTAAAGAAAAACTGGCCACCAATTTGATTGCTCCTATTGATGCAATGATGGAGTTATATCCTGATTTGAATGAAGAAGAAGCAGCGGAAAAAATACGTGAAATCCAACGCCAAAAGGCTTTATTTTTAATTTAACTTTCCAAAGGAGGAAAACATGGAAACCAAAATAATCGACGGTGTTGAATACATCGCGAAAGAAAATGTTGATGGATTGATTCAAGAGAAAATATCCAAATACGCAAAGCGAGCGCGTGAAGCGGAATCCAAAGTGGAGGAAATGAACGAACAATTGATCCAAGCTGGCGAAAAATTGAAAACGGTTGATAATCTAACTGAACAAATATATACCTTAAAAGATGAGTTATCAAACGCCAATACAAAATATGAACGACATTCCGCCATCGCTGAATTGGGTATACAAGATCCGGATGTACGCGACGCGTTAGAATGGCAATATCAACGATCAAACACGGATGAATCATTTGGTGATTGGATGAACGGATTAAAGGAAAACCCAGAAAAAGCGCCATCGTTCCTTCGTGAACATTTCCAAACATCCGAATCGCCAAAAATGGAAAATAAAGAGCCTGAAAATGTTGAAACAATAAAAGAGACACCCAAACCAAAACAAGCGCCAAAAACCAATCAAAAAACCGTACAATCAAACAATATTGAAACCCATAAAGATATATTATCAAGAGGTATAAACGATCCAAAATTCTACAAAGCCAATAGAGAAGCGATAAGAAACGCATGGTTTGAACAATCAAATACAAAACCAACCACAAAATTTTGATGGAAAGATTTTTTGAAACGTACGTTCCCAAACGTATGATGAATTTTTATTGTCGAAAAAGTGGTTTGGTTAGAAACACGGTTTGGTGTTGGAAAACTGGAAGACATAAACCATCCACTTTTGAATTAATTTGTTGGTGCGAGGCCATAGCAAAACACCAAAAATTAAATTATGAAGATTTGATAATAGAAGCGATGGATGAAATTGTGAATGGATGAAAGATTTTTTTGAAATATATGTGGATGGCCATTGGAAACATTTTCAAATGGTTGGATATTCGCATGGTACGTTATGCCGTTGGAAATATACAGATGGGACACCGCGCCCAAAATCACTTTGGTTTTTTTGTTTGGACATTTCCAAATTCTGGAATGTGGATCATTATGATATAATATTGGAATCAATCAGAAATATTAAAGGTGAACCATGCCAAAATCTTATAAATCGTCGTCACGTATCGGTGCGAAAATCAAAAAAATCCGTAAAGAAGGAAAATCAAAAAAACAAGCCGTAGCCATGGCGCTTTCTATGGCTGGTAAAAAACGAAAAACGACCACCAAAAGAAAGAGAAAATGATCATGATACCAAATATCAAACAGTTGTTATGGCATGCTTATGATCTTGAATATCAAGGCGAATCACAATCCAATATATATATGATGGGTATATTTATAGCGGTTGTTTTTGCGCGCAATCTTGGAAAAACCAAAGATGAAATATATGGTGAAATGATGCGCCAATGGAAAGAAATTGATAATCAATTGGGTGAGAATACAATGGGAAACGCAATTGATGAATAAAAAAAAACACCATTATATATTCAATGGTGTTTGGTGTATGTATTTTTGTTTTGTGTTTGGATTATTTTATTCTTATAGTGATCCAAAATTCGCCGCCAACATTGTGTTCTTTATAATCGTATTCAATACCCATATCAGATAATACACAATCAACTTGATCAAATTGTGCCCATGTGAAACATTCAATGGTTCCATCGATGTAACATCCTGCAATATTTTGATCTTGTATCCAGTTAGCGATTTCAATTTTTTGTTGATTAGTCATTGTTTTTCCTTTGGTTAGTTGGTTAGTAATTAATATTTACTATACCCAAATCTACTTGTCAAGTTTTATTATACACTTTTTTATAAAATAATTAAATAAAATAAAAAAACCACCAATATCACTTGGTGGTTTTAATGTAATTTTTTTGATGTAATTTTTTTGACTATTTTGGTCAAATGATTTTGACTATTATGTCAAATACCAGATTAAAACATTGTCAGAATCGGCCAAATTCGCTCCAAATGTGATTCGAGCAACGGATCCAGCGCCACCATCAGCGGATACACTAAATTCATCATTATTAGCCGCGGAACCACTTAAAGCGGTTTGATTCAACATAGCCAAACCATTTTTAAACACCAATACACCATTGACGGCGTTTGGATCTAAAGCTCGAGCCAAATCAATATTGGTTGTAGATCCACCGGATATTGTAGATAGTTCTTGATACATACGCCATCCAACCTTGGCAAAAGTCACTTGATCATCGCCAATTTTTGCGGTTTGAACACAATTGTCTGCTAATTTTGCCGTAGAAACTCCAAGGTTTTTCAATTGCACCTCACCATTACTTGGATTTACTTCAATCGTAGAATCATCAACTTCTACATCAATGGCGCCAGCTTGAATTTCTAATCCAGCCCCCAAAGAAACAGTTAGATTATCACCGCTGAATTGTAATCCATCACCGGCATTGATATCTAAATTTCCGGATCCATTTTGTGTCAAACCATTACCCGCAACCGTGGCGGCCAATTTTGGACCGGTCACATTTGCATCTTGGATCTTTGCGGTTTGAACGCAATTGTCTGCTAATTTTGCCGTAGAAACTCCAAGGTTTTTCAATTGCAATGTATCACTGGCAATTTCAATTCCTGAATCATCAACTGAAACGGCCAATGGTGAACCATTACCACCGGATAAACCATCACCGGCAACCGATGTGGCTATTTTCGCTTCTGTAACCGCGTTTGATTGTATTTTATCCGATGTAACCGCATTTGATGAAATCTTAACCGCTGAAACACTTGAAGCGCCTAATTTGGCGGATGTCACGGATGAATCGGCTAGGTTTGCCGTAGCCACGGCCAACGCTGCTATTTCACTTCCAGTAACTTGATTTGATCCGATCATAGCGGATGTTATACCGTTTGATTTTACTTGAAGATTTCCGGATCCATTAATTTCAATGGATGAATCATCAACTTGAACGTCAACATCACCACCGGCAAAATCCAAAGCAGCACCGGCGCGGAATGTTACAGAATCACTTTGTATTTGGATACCGTTTCCAACGGAAACATCGAGACGATTAGCGGTTTTGGTCAATCCATCACCGGCTGTTATTTGTCCCAATCCGGTAAATTGTACCCATGTAATTGCATCGGTGCCAAAATTGACTACCTCCGCGTTCATATTGAAACCTTGATCCGCACTTGTTGAACCTTCTTTGATGAATACCGCCGCGCCATTGATTTCCGCGGCGCTATCTGCATCGGTGGCTCTTGTCATAGCACTGGAAGCAGAAGCAAAAACATAAACACCGTTTTGTGATTGTGTTGTTTGATCCTTTACCAGGACGCGGTCATTATTTGCAAGTGTCACGCCATCAATGGCAGCCGGTGCGCTTGAAAGGTCAATATTAGCAGTGGTAGCAACACGGCATGGTTCCTTCCAATATATATCTGATGAAACAGCAGAATCGACATAATTTTTTGTAGCAACATCGGCAGCGTTTGAAGGGTTAGCCGCTTGTAATGTTCCGGATCCAAAATTGAATGTTCCGGTCAAATCGATTTTGGCGGCGGTGATAACACTGTTCGCGAAAAATGCCGCGTTATTCAATGCGCCGGTGGCGATTTTCGCCGATGTAATTGCACTTGAAGCAATTTTTGATGATGTTATATTTGAATCAAGAATTTTGACGGATGTAACCGCGTTGTCTTGTAATTTTGATGTTCCGATTTCGCTGTTTTTAATTTGCGATCCGGTAATTTGTACAGCCATAAGAGACTCCTATTTTTGAGGGTAAGAAAAAAGTTTATCCAACCACATAATCAATAAATAGAAAATCACCGATTTGTGGCGTGAAAGATAAAGAAAAACTAGTTGATGAATTAAATGATATGTCATTTGGGCTTTGTCGTATTCCATTGTAGTATACACGTAATGATGTTTGTTCAATGGATTCAATGGTTGTAAAAGTTGAAGTGTTTCCATCAATTTGGTTTGTTATGTCAAGTTGTTTTAATTCCGATATTCCATCGGAATACAATAACCGCGCCATGTTTCCTCCTTAACGCTATGAAATGTTATATCTATTCCAAAATTATTGATACACTAGCCGTTCCAGTTTGAGCAGCTACAAAAATTGATGTGGCTCTTTGTGTATCATTTTTCAATTCCAATTCCAAATAATTATTGGACGTCACAAACGCTTTGTGTGTACCAACCGCGCCGGAATCAGAAGCTCCATTTTGTCCAACATACAAAGCAGCTGATGCGCCGATGGTGACACGTTTGGCGCCCGTTGGAAGTTGAATTTCGTTCCAAGTAGTACCAACCGAAACAACATAAATATATGGAAATGAATTTGCGGATGTTAAATTTGTAGCCATTTTTTTTTCCTTTGTAATGGGTTATTTTTTTGATATCATGATATCATATTGTGATAATATATCATAATATATTATATATGTGGACACGGTCACACCGGTTAACAGTGGAAACCACGATAATTTTTTTCACTTTTTCACATTTTACATTTTGAGGTATAAAAAAAAATGGCTCTTATAAATACAGATTATGCCGGCTTAGAAGGCGGCGGGCTCAGACTGGCGGCAATGATAGAAGCCGAAGTTCGCGCACTTTTGGCCGATAATGCATCCATTAGACAATCCGGCGCTTTATTATTTGCCGGTGATGTGGCTTCCATTGGTTCGGATGCTATTACATTACGTTTTGCGGGTTTAGATGGATTTGCAGCGATGGCCGCAGCTTCAGACGGCGCCGATGTATCGGCATCACAATTAGAAGCTTCTACGGCTACAATAACCGTAGCACGTCAAGCGCTACGATATGACATGACCGATTTGGCGAATTTGTCCGGCCTTGGTGCGGATATTTCACCTTTTAGATTAGCGGAATCAATGGTTGGAGCGTTTGAAGCCCGTTTTATGGAATTGACAGCGGCAACATTTGGATCATTTTCAACAAGTGTTGGATCAACCGGTGTTGATATGTCCATTGATGACTTCCTAGACGCCGTGTTTCAATTAGAATTGGCAAATAACCCAAATCAAATTTTTGCGGTTCTTCATCCACGTCAGGTTGCGGATCTCCAGGCAAGTATCCGAAACGAAGCGGCTAACGCTATCGCTTTCAATCCCGCATCTCACGACATGTTGAAAATGTTGGGCCAAGGATATGTTGGTGATTTCCTAGGTGTTCAAATACACAAATCATCATATGTTGCTGAAGCCGGTGGAAACAAACAAGGCGCGATGTTTTCAAGTGGTGCGATTGCGTACGCAATCGGAACACCGGCACCGATGGTTGGGGCTGGCGGTGAGGTTCGACCGGCTGGAACACCAATTGTTGTTGAATATCAACGTGATGCTTCTAAAGGTCTTACTGAGATTATCGGAACCGCATATTGTGGAGCCGGTATTGTAGAACAAGCGCGTGGCGTACTTATCGAGACAGACGCTTAATATCTGATTTTATTTTATCGGATCGGTTGGGGGATTTCCTCCTTTTCCCCAACCATCTTTTGGTTGGGGCACCTTTCCGATTTTTACAATATATTTTGCCAAGGAGGAAACATGCAAAATCAACCATGGACCGGCTACCAAGCCACCAAACAAACAGCAATACCCGAAAAACCAAATCATCCGTTTTGGTTGATGCATCATCCAATG